ATCAGAGATGGTCGTAAACCTGATTATGATCAGAACGTAAAGAAAGAGCTTGGAGATATCCTCTGGAATATTGCTGCTGTAGCTGCTGATCATGGATTTACGTTAGGTGAAGTAGCTTTTAGTAACATTGTCAAACTGAGCAATCGTAAGGCTCATGGAACTATTCAAGGAAGTGGAGACAATCGTTGATCAAATCCGAATTTAAAACACAATTTGGTGAGAACGTATTCAGATTCAAATATGCACAAGGTCCAGGGGATACATGGGCTAAACTGGCAGAACGTCTTGTAGAGGATGTCTGTGGCAGTCGTTGGAATACTGAACATATTCTAATGAGTGAAGAGGATCGTAAACAACTCACCCAATACATCAAGGAGTTTAAGTTTATTCCTGGTGGACGCTATCTGTATTATGCTGGTCGTCCCAGTAAGGCGTACAATAATTGCTACTTACTTCGTGCTGAAGAGGATACACGGGAGGAATGGAGTGCTGTTACATGGCGCTCTATGAGTTGTCTAATGACAGGAGGTGGAATTGGAATTGACTACAGCCGATTACGTGCAAGTGGAAAAGCTCTTAGTAGAACTGGAGGAACGGCTAGTGGCCCTTTGCCTCTCATGTACGCAATCAATGAGATTGGACGAAATGTTATGCAAGGTGGATCAAGACGATCCGCTATTTATGCCAGCCTTAATTGGAAGCATGAAGACATTAACACATTTCTTGGAAGCAAGAACTGGAGCGACCTGCACAGAGAGCAAAAGCTAAAGGACTTCAATTTCCCTGCTCCGTTAGACATGACTAACATCTCTGTTAACTACGATGATGCATCTCTTGTAGGAGGATTAGAGAACAATCCAATCTTCAAGCAGAATGTTCGTCAGGCTATGGAGAGTGGTGAGCCGGGTTTCTCGTTCAACTTTGGAGATAAAGAAAATGAAACTCTCAGAAATGCTTGCACAGAAGTTACCTCTGAAGATGATTCAGACGTATGTAATCTTGGCAGCATCAATATTGGCAATATATCGTCTCTGGAGGAGTTCAAAGACGTTGTATCTCTTGCGAGTAAATTCCTGGTATGCGGAACACTCAGGGCAGACCTTCCTTACGAAAAGGTGTACAAAGTACGAGAGAAGAATCGGAGACTTGGTCTCGGACTCATGGGAATTCACGAGTGGCTCTTGCAAAGAGGACATGGATATGAAGTAGTTCCAGAGCTTCATAAGTGGTTAGGTGTATACGAATCAGAATCTAAGAAAGCTGCTAATGAACATTGTGACCGATTCTTTATTAGTCGTCCTGTTGCTTATCGTGCCATTGCTCCCACTGGTAGTATTGGTATTCTTGCGGGAACGACAACGGGCATTGAACCTCTTTTTGCAGTCGCATACAAAAGGCGATTCCTCACAGAAGGGACGAAATGGAAATATCAATACGTAGTAGATGGTACAGCTCAAACACTGATTGATCAGTATAGTATTGATCCTGATAAAATTGATACAGCATTGAAACTCTCTAGTGATTATGAACAACGAATTAAATTCCAAGCAGACATTCAAGATTACGTTGACATGTCAATTAGTTCCACAATCAACTTACCAGCTTGGGGAACAGATGAGAATAATGAATCTAGAGTTGGAAGCTTTACAGAGGTATTGTCTAAGTATGCACCCAGACTGCGTGGCTTCACTTGTTACCCAGATGGGAGTAGAGGAGGTCAACCTCTAACATCTGTAGGCTACAAAGAGGCTTTGTCCCACAAGGATACAGTTTACGATGAAGTGATGGATGTATGCTCCTTGACAGGTGGCGGCACCTGCGGTAGTTAATAGCCAATAAAAAAGCCCCCTAAGATGTTGAGTCCTAGGGGGCTTAATTGTTTCTAGCCTTCGTAAGCTAGAATGATTTCTTTACAAATCTGACTACGAACAATATCTTGTGGATAAAATTCAACAGTCTCAATACCTGGAATGTATTTCAGGCGATCGATGGTAGGCCATAAGCCTGAGTCTTCGATATCAACTTGCTTACTGTCTCCTGAGAAAATCACTTTAGTGTTATTTCCAATACGTGTGAGGATAAGTTTAAACTCTTTCTCATTCATATTCTGACATTCGTCAATTAAGACAATAGCATTATCGAAGGTTTCTCCTCTCATGAAGCCAATAGGCTTTGCTTCAATCTTCTTATTCTTCTTTAGATTCTCATAGAAGGATCGTCCAAAAGCTCGAATAAACACTCCGTTAAATGGTTCTAGATACGGAGCATATTTATCTTCTAGTTCTCCTGGAAGAAATCCTAGTCCTCGACTAGCTTCAACATTAGGACGAGTAATAATAACTCGATCCACATCTCGGTAGAAAAGCATCTCCGCTGCGTATGATGCTGCGACAAAGGTTTTCCCTGTGCCCGCACTACCAACACCAAACACCACATCACTTCTTTTGATAGCCTCAAGATAGAGAGTTTGAGCTAGATTCTTAGGAACTAGCTTAGTCAACGCCATTTGTGGAGCTGATTCTACTTGCACTTGTCTTTGACGTTCTCGTTTACTGCTTGCCATAAATCCTTAATTAACTGTTACGACGGGAACCGTAAGAGGAAAATCCTCGAACATAAAATACAGTTGTTGCAGTGGAAGGAGTACCTCCTGTTATGTTAGGGATGCCAAAAACACTTCCGCTAGGTATACCGGAAGGATAGATAACCAGTTCACCAACTAGCATACTAGCCGTTCCAAAACCTTCAGAGGAAGCGATACTGGTAGGTAGTACAACTATAGTCCCTGGTTGTACTGTAGGAAGTCCAAATAACTCTCCTGAACTAATACCTGTAGGGGTAATGATCAGTGAACCATTACTTAGTATTGCTGTTCCAAATGCCTCACCAGAAGTAATTCCTGATGGGGAAACCGTTACTATTCCCATGGAAATAGCAGCTGTTCCAAACGCTTCAGCAGATGCAATACTTGAGGGGAGAAGAGTTACTCCACCAACACTCGCTCCAAATATATGTCTACGTACAGGTTCAAATACACAATAAGGATCAGCATCTAATTGAGCATGATCTTTATCTGTTAGGAATCCATCAAATACTAAGATGCATTCAATCATGCCATCAAAGTAACGTTCATTACCAGGAGCTGTAGGACGATTACCAATAGCCAGATTAGTATCAGGATTGACAGTTAAACCTGTAACAGCTGTGACATTCGGCGCCGCGTCCTTCCTTTTACCATCTAAATATCCTGTAGCAGTAGTAGCAGAAAAAGGTGAGAAAGGTACACTAATTCCTAACGTACACCATCTACCAGTTGGGATAGTAAAAGATGGTGTCCAAATATGCGAAGTTGCCTGACTGTTAGAGTATATAGCGAAGGAGACACCAGGAGCAGTGGACAGGTAGAATGCCTCACCTACCGTTGCTCCACTGCCCGTAGTGGCTTGGTATATTCTCCCGAAGCCCCCACCACCAGTTGTACGAGGATATGCTCTAACGAATACAGACCTAGCACCTGATCGTGGTGAACGTAAATATATTCCACCAATATAATCAGTTAAACCTGTCCCATACACACTAGCGAACCCTTGTGCTACACCATAAGGTGTTACAACAGATTTAGCTGGGCCTGTATTAGTAAGGATTTCACCTTCAGGATTCTCCCTGTGCCAGACAGTCTTGTTCCCAATAAAGACGAGTTGTAATCCTCTACTTTTCCAATATGCATTAGGCCGAAGACCGCCTATTTGTGGCTGTCTAAACTGCATATTAGATCGTGGTCAGCTCTTGACCATACGCCTCTACAGTAATTGCATTTGTAGCACCATTTGTAATTGTAATATTACAATACATAGCTGATGGTGGTATTTCACAAATTATATCACTAACAGAACTATTGGTTGTATCCCCAGCAGCTTGATACAGGAGTCGTTTAGTTCCCGATGCTTCACCCACATAGAACTTAACTACAGGAGCAGTAGTAGGGGCTGTAGCACCATTTGTGAGCTTAACAGCAGCCAGACCTCCATAGCAAGTTGTCATAGTCCACTCTATGGTATTAACAGCAGTAGAAGCAGCTAATGAAGCAGAAGCGTAAAGAGTCTTACTTGTTTTAGTTGAAGCCATTATTCACTCTCTTTTAGCTTTTGGAGTTCCAATTGACGTTTCAGTAATTCAGAACGTTGACGTTGCAGTTCTTGAATCTGCGTATCAATATCTTTCTCTTGAATCTGCGTATCAATATCTTTCTTTTGTGGAGCAAAAAGGTTCTTGAGATATTTAAACATAATTACAATTTGAAAAGTTTATTAGCACCATTATCCCATGAAATACCAATATTTCCCCCATTAGGTGTAACAGGAAGGTTAGTTGCTGTGTCAATATATGCAATCAATATGCTTGTAGCAGCAACACCTGTATCTTTATAGATTACAACCGCTTCACACGTTGAACCTGTTACTGCTGTATATGTAACATCAGCAGCATCAGCTACTCCAGCAGTCACTGTTTTTGTACCAAGCGTGGCAGCTGTTCCGACAGTTCCCGATAGCGAACTGAGATATTGATGTGTAGCAAGGTTTACGGTATAGGTGCCTGTATCAACCAATACACATTTGATTGTATCTGCATCCCAAGAGATGTCTCCCGAGAGGAAACTTTCCCTTCCAAAGTCATATAATCCATTCGCCATTATGTCATCCTATTGATTGAGAAATATCCCGTTGCTGCTCCAACTTGGAGACATGCAATATGTGTCGTACCAGTGGGCAGTGGAAAAACCTCCACACCACCTGGGAATAAAAGTGAAGCAGTAGTAGCTTCAACTAGTGAAGTACCGAAAGCGATCCAAGCATTTCCTGTAGAAGCAATACGTATAACCTTTGTATCCGTAGGAACAGCTAACGCTTGACTTACGCCAGATAATGCTACAGATACAGCAGAGATAGGAGAGAGTGCTTGGATAGGGATATTATTACCATCTCTACATAATGCGGTCATTTCTTCTTCCTCTTATCGTATTGATTCATAGCACGGTTCTTACCAGCATCCATCACTTGGGTGTTACCCTTCTTATTGTTACGAGGATTGGAATCTTTGTGATCAATATCCTTACCATCGCCCTTTCGCACCTTACCATCTTTCATAGCTTCGCTACGAGCAGCGTTCCTAGAAGCCCTATCCTTCTTACTAGAAGGCTTAGAATTGTAAGCTCGTTGACGGATACTATCTGCTGTAGCTCCTTTTTTAAACTCACCTCGTTTTGGCACTTGCCTTCTCCTTCTCTATAAGTTTCAAGAATTTCTCTTTCTCAGCTAGCAATATCTTCTTAATGTTCTGATCTTTAGTCTTAGAAAGTTCTTGATCAATCTCCTCAATATTACTTTGATGTGTCTGGGAATCTGGCATACGTTCATTTACGTTAATGAT